GAAACAACAGAAGAAACAACAGAAGAAACAACAAAAACAGATAAAGATGAATAACAAACCAATTACGGCCAGAGTAAAAAGCGGCATGTTCAAAACAAAAGAGCCTTTACTAAATGTAGGACCGGCTGGAGTTGATGGAAACAATACGACTCGCGCTATGCCTTCCCCTAGTAAAATGAAAGGGTATACAATGAAGTCTTCCCCTTTTAAGCAGCAAAGTCAAGGGCAGAAGAATGTTAAAGAGGCTATTAAAGACCAAATAACAGATCAGGGTATAAGCCTTGAAACAATAAAAACCACAAACACCCCAGGTACTGGTGGAACTGAAGGTACGCCGGATGTAATAACAGAGCCAACTGAAACCTTCACTGGAGAAAAAGCTACAGGGGAAAAAGCGAAGGAGTGGGCGAAACAAAATGAATACTGCAAAGGCAAGCCTAAAGGTACACCTGGTTGTTCCGGTTTTCATAAATATGAAGGTGGAGCTGTTGAAAAAGGTACAGAAGGCACACCCGGAACAGATGACAAAGAGGTAAAGGAAAAAACGGCTATTATCGAAAAAGTTGCACGCACAGGCCAAACGCAACAAGCTTATGAAAGCAGAAATAATATACGCAGAGGCATACAAGCTAATAGAAAAGTAAAGAAAGGGGATATTAAAAACGCTAGGAGTAAGGCTAAAGGCGGTGGTTACTATAAAAATGACGGGACTTTTGTAAAAGCTTCTGATAATAAAGGGGTTGGAGAGACTAGGAAAGCAGCTCGCGTAGCGAATAGAGCACAGAAAAAAGAAGACAAAAAGGATCTTAAGGGCGTGGAATCCGGCAAAGATAAAAGAGTTCTTAGGAAACAAATGAAAGAAGCCAGACAAGATACAAAGAAAAAAGCAATACAAAAGGCTAAAGATAAAGTAAGAGGGTTTAAAGACGAAAAAAGTGATGCAAAGGCAAGGCAAACTAGAGCAAACCAAGAAATTGCTAAATCAGAAGCTAGAAACGCTCAGATTCAATCTACCCAAGGCAAGTCTGGATTTTCTACAGGCAATAAAGATTTAGTGCAGGATGACGTTACTAGAAAGCAAGGAGAAGAAACTCCGGAAAGGCAAAGAGGCCTAGGAACACCTGTTGAAATGAATAAGCCTGGTTTCTTTAAAAAGAAATCACCTATGAAAATGAATTACTTTAAAAAGTGAAAGCAAAAGGACTAGGGGATACAATAGAAAAAATTACAACCGTAACCGGAATTAAAAAAGCTGTTAAGGCTTTGCCATGGGATTGCGGTTGTGATAAAAGAAAAGAAACATTAAATAAGATGTTTCCATACAAATAACAATTAAATTTAATTAAATGAAAAAAGAAAAGGACTACACTGAATTTGAAGTCGTCAAAGGAAATCAACTTAGCGAATCTGAATTAAATGAATTGCGGGAAGCTGTGAATCGTGTAAATGAAACGCAGATGCAGATAGGCGGGCTTGAGGCACACAAAGCTAAACTTCTAGCCGAAATATTAGTATTCACAAAAGAAGTAGAAAGCACCCAAAAAATACTTGCCGCTAAATACGGCGATGTGAGCATTGATCTTAATACTGGCCAATTTACAGAAAATGCAAGTAATAAGAAAGATTAGTGTAGGCAAAGATTATAAGAATGACGCTATGCACTATACTGTTGGACAGGAAGTGTATGGTGGTCATACTATAGAGAACATTATAGAAGAGGAAACAAAGTACTCCATCTATATATCGAAAGGGGATGTTATCATGCCGTGGAAGGACTTCAACAAGAATATGTCTATATCCGTGGAATATAATATTGCATGGTAAAATGCAGAGTGTATTTAATTACTTAGTATCGCCAAAAGGTGCTAGGACGACAGGACAAACAACTATCGACGGACAAGAACTATTGCTTAATACTGAATTACAAAACCACGAGTACTCGAATAGAGTTGGTATTGTTTTAAGTTTACCATTAGCGGAGAAATATAAAGAAGTAAAAGAAGGTGATGAGGTTATAGTGCATCACAATGTATTTAGGAGATTTAGAGATGTAAGAGGCGAAGAGAAGAATAGTAAAAGCTATTTGACTGAAGATACCTATTTGGCACAACCAGATCAAATATACGCTTACAGAAGAAATGGCAAGTGGAAAGCGTTAGAAGGTTTTTGCTTTGTAATGCCGGTTAAGGAAACAAAAATGTTTTCAATGGACTTTGAAAAGCCTCTAATAGGGCTTATTAAATATAGCGAAGATATAGGGGTTGATACTTTAATAGGCTTTATACCTACTTCGGAATACGAATTTATTATAGACGGGCAGAGGTTATACCGAGTACCCAACAATTCAATTACAATCAAATATGGACATAAAGGAAACGAAGAGGAATATAATCCTAGCTGGGCACAGAGCAGTAGAGGAACTGATTAAGGTAGCTAAAGAAGACATCGTGGACTCAGACGATGACATTTCAGCAGACAGGCTCAAGAATGCAGCGGCTACGAAAAAGTTAGCTATATTTGACGCGTTTGAAATACTTAACCGTATTGAAGAGGAAGAAAGAATCCTTGAAAACAAACCCAGGCAAGAAGTTGAAACTACTAGCTTTGGTGGATTTGCTGAAAATAGATCCAAATAATGTATACCCAAGAACTATATCAAATAATAGAACCTATAAGACAAGTGACAATTACTCGTCTTAATAAAGGTAAGAAATGGGAATACGGTTATAACAAAGACCATGATGTTGTTGTTATAAGCAAAACTGGGCAAATAGGCGAAATCTATAAGATACAGAATCTAAAGATAGCGTTGCCTAAATCTCCAGGCAAATTAAGTAAAGCTACTAACAAATGGACTCCAGAGGAATACCCAAAAGAATTAAAAGGCATAAAAAGCATTTTTGATTGGAGGGATTACCCTGAGGGATTCAAAACAAAATGGGGAGAATACATAGATGAAAATTTCAACAAAAGAGAAAACGGTCATTGGTTCAATAATAAAGGCGTGGACACTTACCTTACTGGTACTCACTTTATGTACTTGCAGTGGACCAAGATTGACGTTGGGCAACCTGACTTTAGAGAATCAAACAGATTATTCTTCATATTCTGGGAAGCTTGTAAAGCCGACAGAAGATGTTATGGTATGTGTTATCTTAAGAACAGACGTTCGGGTTTTTCGTTCATGGGGTCAGGGGAGACCGTTAATCTCGCGACCATATCAAGCGATGCACGGATTGGAATATTGTCCAAATCTGGGGCCGATGCGAAGAAAATGTTCACCGATAAGGTTGTACCCATATCTGTTAACTACCCATTCTTTTTCAAACCAATACAAGACGGAATGGACCGTCCCAAGACAGAACTCGCATATCGAGTACCCGCATCCAAATTCACACGACGCAGACTCGATTCGAATGACAAGACGGAATCGCTCGCAGGTCTCGATACCACCATTGACTGGAAGAACACAGGGGACAACGCGTACGATGGGGAGAAACTTAAACTCCTCGTCCACGATGAGAGCGGTAAATGGGAAAGGCCGAACAACATCCTCAACAACTGGAGGGTTACGAAAACAACATTAAGATTAGGTAGTCGTATTATTGGTAAGTGCATGATGGGATCAACATCAAACGCATTAGATAAAGGAGGAGAGAATTTTAAAAAGCTATATAATAGCTCAGATGTAACTAAAAGAAATGCCAACGGTCAAACTAGATCTGGATTGTACTCTTTGTTTATTCCTATGGAATGGAATTACGAAGGCTTTATAGATGAATACGGGCACGCTGTATTTAATACGCCATCAGAAAGCACCGTGGACCCACACGGAGATGTTATAGACGTCGGGGTAATAGAGCACTGGAATAATGAGGTTGACGGATTAAAAGGCGACCAGGACGCTCTAAATGAGTTTTACCGACAATTCCCTAGAACAGAAGAGCACGCTTTTAGAGATGAAACAAAAAATAGTATATTTAATTTAGCAAAAATATACGAGCAAATAGATTACAACGAAGATCTAAGGAACAGCAATGTATTAACTAAAGGTAGTTTTCATTGGGAAAACGGGGTTAAAGATACCAAGGTAATATTTACGCCAAATCCTCAGGGGAGATTTTTAATTTCTTGGACACCTGCGTATAATATACAAAACAGGCAAATAACCAAGAATGGCGTTAAACATCCTGGCAATGAGCACATGGGTGCTTTTGGTTGTGATAGTTACGACATATCCGGCACAACTGACGGAAGAGGATCGAAAGGGGCTTTACACGGTTTAACCAAGTTTAGTATGGAGGATGCTCCGCCAAGTACTTTCTTTTTAGAGTATGTAGCAAGACCTCAAACCGCTGAGATGTTTTTTGAAGATGTGCTTATGGCATGCGTGTTTTACGGAATGCCTTTGTTGTGTGAAAATAACAAGCCGAGGCTTTTATATTACTTTAAAAGAAGAGGTTATAGAGGCTACTCTATGAATAGACCAGATAAACTATGGAACAAATTATCAGTAACTGAAAAAGAAATTGGCGGAATACCAAATTCAAGTGAAGATATAAAACAAGCTCACGCGGCTGCTATTGAAATGTACATAGACAGGCACGTTGGTTTAAGTGACGAAGGAGAATACGGTACAATGTACTTTAATGAAACGTTAAGCGATTGGTCTAAGTTTGATATAAATAACAGGACAAAGTTTGATGCAGCTATTAGCTCTGGGCTTGCCATAATGGCTTGCAATAAAGATCTATATAGGCCTAGTAATGTTAGGCAGAAGCAAGTTGTTAATTTAAGATTTGCGAAATATACCCATGAAGGGAACGCATCAAAAATAATAAAAAAATAATATGGCGATAAATGCAGTAAATAGTTTTTTCCCTAGCCAGGTAGTAAGTGATCAGGAAAAAGTTTCTCAAGATTACGGATTACAAGTTGGTAGAGCGATTCAAAACGAATGGTTTTCTAGTAACTCGGGATCAACTCGCTTTAGAAGTAATCAAACCACTTTTCATAATTTAAGGTTGTATGCAAGAGGCGAACAACCAGTTCAAAAATATAAAGATGAGCTTTCTATTAACGGGGATTTATCTTATTTGAATTTAGACTGGAAGCCTGTTCCTATATTATCAAAGTTTGTGGATATAGTTGTAAATGGTATTGCTGATAGGTCTTTTGATATTACTACTTATTCGCAAGACCCTTATGGCATAAGCAAAAGAACTGCTTATATGGAGTCTATTATAAGAGACAAGCAAACAGAAGAGCTAAACAACTTTGCTCAAGAAAATTTTGGTATTAATCTTTTTGAAAATCCACCGGAAACTTTACCGG